GCGGACAGGACTAGGCCGACAGCGCGGAGGCGTGGCGGCTCCTCGTGGGCAGCGATGGTCTGCTGTTCCGCCCAGGCGTCGTAGGCGGCATCGGGGTCTTGGTAGGTCATGATTGCACCGCCTGTCCGAGAGCGGCGGCGAGCGCGGCGCGGGCGTCACGTAGCCTGCCATCGGGGATGAGTGTCTGATTCGGGTCTTGCTCAGCATAGAGCACTAGGTCTTGCAGCACCTCGACGAGCGCGGGCGCTTGGGCGATGAGGCGGGCGTTAGCCTCCATCTCCTCAGCGCTGAAACCGTCTACTAAGCATGCGGTGTAGCGCATTCCTGGCTTAGTCGGGTGGGGCATGTCGATAGCGTAGACAGGATGTCCTTGTGTATAGTCTGGGCGGACATACCAATGCCACGGCCCGGGTGTGTGCTTGTGCTGCTGCGTCGGCGGCTGCGATACTGGTGTGCTCACGAGATACCTCCTTGTGAGCCTAGAGCCCAGGCTGTCCAGAGTCTGGGCTCGCTGTATTGGCTGCGTGCATCTTTGCGGCTGCTTTGTGCGTCATTATTGTGAGCGTAGCCTTGCTCTCGATCTTACGGTCTGGGTTGAGTTGCTGCCCGCCGCCGTAGCCGTAGAGCTTTGCGCGGGCAGGCACCCCAGCGAGCTTGTAGGCGGCCAGGTATATCCACCAGTGCGGTTTGTGGGGGAACAGATGATGGAGGAGCTCATGGATGTAGCTATCGAGGCCCTGAGTGCGCCGGACGTAGATGACACGGGGTTCCTTCATGCTGGCATATCCGAGTGCGGAGCCGACACCCTTGCCGGTGATGGCTTTATACTGGGCGGGTCCTACAAGTCGCACGACGTTCGGGGCGAGGCCGACGATCTTGCAAGCACGGGCATACAAGCTAGCTGGCTTCATTGCGCTCCTCTTCCTGGCTAGCGATTGGCGGCTGGTAGAGGCTACGCTCGATAGGGCTGAGCGGCTCTGCCCACCGGCGAGAGCCGCAGTTAGGGCAGGCGATGGGGCTCGGCTTGCGCGGCTGCCAGGACCAGCCGCACTGCCGGCACTGTTGTGTTGGAAAGGTAATCCTCATAACGGGTTCTCTCACATCCGGTAACACAGGTAGTGGGAACTGGGCAGGCTTCCATCGTCGCGATGTATTGCATGGCCCATGCGCGATACGTAGATTGTTCTGGCTGTCCGATCCACCAAATCGGCTTGGAACGATATGGTCAAGCGTCGCCTCCCACATCTCAACAGGCTTATGACATACTGCGCACTTCCCTCCGTCTCGCTCATAGATAGCCCGAAGGTCTACTGCGTAGCGCACATTAGCTCGGCGCATCGTTTCTCCGAGGCTCTCTCCAGCCATATGACTTACAATGTGGGCATACCTTTGGCGGCAGGGGGCTACGAGGGAACCACGTGTGACCGCATCGCTTGCACTGTAACTGCGCCATCACCTCTCCCTCCAGTTGCGAATCCACACAAGGATACTACTACGTATTAGTAAGGCTGTCAAGAGGGTAGGGGGGACCAATCTCAAACGTGTCCAAACAGGACCAAAAACAGGCTATTTGCAAGGGGGTTGCGCGATGGCGTGCGCTCAGCTTAGGATAGCGCATGGTCACCAGAAGAAACCGCACAGGCGAGTCCAACAGCAGCGTCCGACGCCTCCAAGCCGAGCAGCGCCAGCGTCAGGCATACTACCTCCGGCTGGCGGGGGCGGAGTTTGACGACATCGCCCAGCAGCTCGATCTCACACGATCAGGCGCATTCCGGGCCGTTGAGGCATACCGTAAGAAAATCTATCGGGAGGACGCTGACGCGACTAAGGCGCTCAACCTAGGGCGGCTCAACAGACTCTTGCTCGCTGTGTGGCGCGCTGCGAGCGACCCGCAAAACCCTGACCTCGATTCTATTGACCGCGCGCGCCACATCATCGCCGAGATCAATAAGATGCTCGGCCTCTATGAGCCGGTGCGGGTGGACTTGGCCTACATCCGCCGCGAGGCGGAGCGTATCGGCGAGCCTTACGGCCTCAGCGCCGATGAGGTGATCGCCGCTGCCGAAGAGCTCGTATCAACGAGAGGTCGCTGAACCTCCCCTCCCCATGTATGTTACATAAAAAGCGCAGCCCCGTTTCCGTTGCAAGCATAGGCCCCGCTGTCATCGCGGGTGCGCCATTTGGCGGTAGTATAACATGCTGCGTCTAGAATGGCGTCGCGCTTCCGAGCTGACTGAGAATCCCCAAAATTGGAGGCGCCATCCGCGCCAGCAGACGGTCGCCTTGGAGACGGCACTGCGTGAGGTGGGTTGGGCAGGGGCGCTTCTGTATAACGAGGTCACGGGCAGGCTTATAGACGGTCATTTGCGCCGTGAGGTCGCTGGCGACGCTGAGGTGCCGGTGCTCATCGGCTCTTGGACTGAGGAGCAGGAGCGGCTGATATTGGCGAGCCTGGACCCCATAGGCGCGATGGCAGATGCGGACAAGGACGCGCTTTCTGCGCTGCTCGCCTCCATCCCAGCGAGGGACGCTGACATGCAGCGGCTTCTTGAGGCTGTGGCCCGTGAGTCTCATGTGCCCCTGCCGTATCAGCCTGGCAAAGCGCTCTATTGGTTGGGCGCGATTTTGTTGACCACCGGTGTGCTCGTCATGCGAGGCTGAGTGATGGGCGTCCGAGAGCGCGAGCTGATCCTCGGCCACTTGGAGCTCGCCGCACGGCTGGCGGCCAACCGGAAGCAGCGTCCTCTGCAATATGCTACGCCCAGCGCTCTAGCTCAAGTTGACGATTCCCGGTGGCTAGAGCCACCCCACATCAAGGCGCTTGACGCGGCGCTCCTAGCACTGAGCCAACGTCACATACGGCGCCTCATCGTCGAGATGCCGCCACGGCACGGCAAGAGCTTCATGTGCTCCAAATACTTCCCCGCTTGGTATCTCTCGCAGCACCCTGAGCAGAATGTCATCCTAGCCTCGTATGAGGCCAATTTCGCCACGCTCTGGGGTAGGCGGGTCCGTGATGTTGTGACGGCGCACTCAGAGCGTCTTGGATTTGCGCTGCGCGAGGACAGCAAGGCAGCAGGGGCCTGGGAGACGACGCAAGGCGGCGGCATGTTCTGCACCGGTGTCGGCGGTCCCATGACGGGCCGCGGCGCCAATGTGCTCATCATTGACGATCCCGTGAAAAACCGCGATGAGGCTGAGAGTGTCACCTACCGTGAGCGCACCTGGGAATGGTGGCAGTCCACAGCATACACCCGCCTTGAGCCCGATGCGGTCGTCATCGTCATCATGACGCGCTGGCATTCCGACGACCTTGCGGGCAGGCTGTTGCGCCAGGTGGACGACGGCGAGCCTTGGGAGGTACTGCGGCTGCCGGCCATCGCTGAGGAGGATGATCCTGTTGGCCGCGCTGAAGGTGAGGCACTGTGGCCAGAGCGCTACGCTGTGGGCAAGCTTTATGAGCTACGTCGGCGCATTGGTGAGTATTGGTGGGCGAGCCTTTACCAGCAGCGCCCAGCCCCGCGGGAGGGAGCGCTGTGGAAGTGGGATTGGATCGAGCAGCAACGGGTAGAGGTGCCGCCGCAGCTAGAGCGCATCGTCATTGCTATAGACCCAGCTGGATCGACGCGCAAGCATGCGGATCAGACCGGCATCGTGCTTGCTGCCAAGGGTGAGGACCGCCATTACTATGTGATGCGTGCGCTTGGACTGCGTGTGAGCCCGAATGCTTGGGCTGAGCGGGCAGCAGCGCTCTATCAGAATTGGCGGGCGGACCGTATCGTGGCGGAAAAGAACTACGGTGGTGAGATGGTTGAGGCGACGCTTCGGCGTGTGCGGCCGGACTTGCCGATTACGATGGTGCAAGCGAGCCGTGGCAAGGTGCTACGGGCTGAGCCTATCGCAGCGCTCTATGAGCAGGGACGGGTGCACCATGTTGGGCGCTTTGGCGAACTTGAGGAACAGATGACGAGTTTTCCTGTGAGCAATGAGCATGATGACTTAGTGGATGCACTGGTGTATGCTTTGACCGATCTCATGGAGGCGGGAGGCGAGTATGACGACCAAGGATTCGTCGGCGGATACTGACGGGCCTCCTGCTGATTGGCTGGATAAGCTCCCAGGTTCGAATGAGGGCGATGTGTTCGCGGCTGGTGGCTGGGGCTACGTGCCCAGCGCGGACTCGCTTGTGACGTGGGATGCCAACCTGCCACGCCCGAAGCCTGAGATGGTGAGAGATGACGATGCCAAGGCATACCGTGAGGGATTCAGGGAGCGGTAATCTTGGGTATCCTTGATCGCTTCCTCCGTCCCAACGTCGAGCGCCTTGCCGAGCAGCGCGCTGGCGAGATGGTGCGAGAGTACATGGGCGGCTTCCAGCTCACTGAAGCGGCCTACGACAGCACCTTTGATTTCGAGTTCGGGCAGCCCTTTGCAGGCAACACGCAAGCATCCCTTGAGGGTATGCCAGTTCCCGACAAGATACGAGAATGGACGCCTGCTGAACGCGAGGAAGTCATACGCCGAGCGCATTTCCTGTGGGAGCGTAACTCACTTGCCAAGGGTGCCATTCGCGTCATCCGAGGCTTCGTGGTCTCGACAGGACTCTCAATCACCTACCGAAATCCCAGGGTCAAGGCGATCTTGGAGCAATTCCGTGTAGACAACCGGCGCAAGATTCAGCGCTGGGAACGCCAGTGGTTTGAGCAGTTGCTGCGTGACGGTGAGGTATTCGTGCGCATCGTCGGTAACGGACAGCAGGGCGAACTTGTCCGCGCCGATGCCGTGACGCTAAAACCGTGGCTTGTCGAATACGTGGAAAGTGCCGAGGGCAACCGCGACGATGTGGTGGCCTACCATGTGCATCCTGAGACTGGGACAGGGGCCCCTGGCTACCCACAGATCGAATCAGGCAAGCTAGAGCGCATTGACGCCAGTGAGATCGTGCATGGCTATATCAACACCGTTGGCTACGAGGTGCGTGGTCGCTCTGAACTGTTCGCCATCATGCCGTGGCTACGGGCTTACAACGATTGGCTCGCCAACCGCGCCCGTATCAACCGTTACAAGGGCTTTCTCTACCATCTCCAGCTCAAGGACGCGACACAAGGACAGGTGAACGCGAAGCGGTCTGCATTCAGGCAGCCGCCTGCCCCTGGCTCTGTCTACGTAAGCAGCGACAAGGAAGTGCTGAACGACATGGGCGGCAATGTCGGCGCGGACCGTGCCGTGGAGGACGGGCGGCAGATCAAGCTCATGGCCCTTATTGGCTTCCCGATTCCCGAATACATGGTGAGCGAAGGTGAGAATGCCAATCTCGCAACCGCTCGCTCACAGCAACTCCCCGCTCTGCGCTCGTTCTTGGCTTACCAGGACATTTACACGCAGGAGGTATGGCGCCCTGTCTATGAGGCCGTGCTACAGCTCGCTGGTCTAGACCTTGAGGGCGAGATCGAGGAATATACCGAGGATGAGGAACCGACGGGAAAGATGATCCGCATCTATGAATCCTTCGAGGTGACGGCGCAGCAGATTGTGGATGACGACCCGAAGGAGTTGGCGGAAGCGCTCACATTGCATCAGCAGAACGGCTGGGCGAGCAAGTCCACCATCGCGGCCAGGGCTGGCTACGATTGGCGTGTTGAGGAGGAGAAGATCGATGCGGAGGATCAGGCTGATGCCGCTGCTGTGATGGCGGGCCGTAAGCTGGGCAATGAATTAGTCCCAAGCATCCCAGGGCGCAATGGGCGAAATGAGCCAGAAGAGGACGAGGAACCATAATGGCCCAGCGAGGCAGACCGAGGAGGAACGGCGTGCAACAGGAACAAATGCGGGTAGTAGAGGCTGTGACAGCGACGCTGGTGCGAGACAGTTCCTTACTGCGCTGCCCGCGTCTCGGCTGTGGTGCCGTGCGGTTCCATAAGACAGACTCCGTGGAGGTGTTCTCAAACGGCACTGAGAGCATCATTGAAACGATCTATCGTTGCATTGAATGTAACAGCACCTATCATCTTGACCAACTGGAGCCATCGGGACGCTAACCGAGCAGATCAGCGATCCGCGTCTCGCCCGTCTCCAAGCCTACACCGTCAACCGTATTCGGCGTCTTGAGGATGAGGCGATTCTCCGTCTACGCGGCTACTACATCGATGCTGCCCGTGAGCTCTCGCGCATCCTCCAAGACACCTTCCTCCGCTTCGGCGCTATGGCATGGAGCATCACTGACGTAGGTCAACCTCAGCGGCAAGTATTTCTCTTCCAGCAGCTTATTCAGCGGATTGATACGCTGACTAGCCAAATCGCTCTTGATCTGCGAGACGCATTTCAACAGAACTATCGAGACTCCTATTACCTGCGTGGCTGGCAACTCTCGCAGTCTCTCCCAATTCAGGTTGCCTTTACGCTACCGCTTCTGCCGGAGCAAGCCGTTATCGCCGCCGTGGTATTCCCTTACGAAGGGGCGCATTTCTTTGACCGGCTGGGCGATGCACGAATCGACTTTATCCGTAAGTTGCGCAACAGCATGACGGCGAGCCAAGTGCTGGGAGAAGGCATCTATCAAGCGCAGAAGCGGCTCGCAAACGAACTAGGCTGGCCCATAGGGCGCCGCACAAAGGCAGCAGCCATCGCCAACAAGGGTAACTTCGCGCGGACTGAGATGATTGCGCGAACGGAACTGCTGCGGTCGAGCAATCTTGGCGCAGCGGCGGTTGATGCTGCGCGTTCTGACATCCTCCAAGGCTGGGAATGGGTGACAGCGAGGGATGACAGGGTATGTCCCATCTGTGGCCCGCTCGATGGGCGCGTATGGCCGATAGGACAAGGAGAGCGCCCGCCCCGGCACGTTCGCTGTCGTTGCGCGACAATTCCAGTGCGCAAATCCAACCGCGAATTGGGTTTGCCGGAGATCGAGAGCGAGTTCCCGCCGCGTGAGACGTACGCACAATGGAGGGACAAGCGAAGGCTGCCAGCACTATGAAAATCTCCTTCACTTGGCACCATCCTTCAGGTCGATCTGAAACAGAAACCATTGTTATGATGGAAGGTGACATCACAGAATTCTTTCAACCAAATGGCACATTGTTCCTTACAGTTCGAGTGCATGGGCGACAAACCCATGAATCCTTGTTGAAACGACTTATGCGCTTACTTCCTTTACGCCTAGCAGGATTGACGGACCAAGAAGTCAGGAAGATAGAGGCGCTTGCTGATGATAGCCGCTGATCGGCGTATCCTTTGCGAATCCTGCCAGCGGCGCAACAACGCCGTGACGATGGCGCGGCTCAAGGGCAGCGTGCTGGTGCTGTGGGGGCGTCATCATGGGCAGCAGCATGAGCAGGCCATCGAGCTGAGCGAATTACTGCCTGAGCCCGACTCCGAGGAGTATGCGGCGATTGTGGCAGACCTCTTGCGGCGCATTCCCGGGTAGGCTTATGGGCGAAACGAGTTATCATTACTTCGTTGACCATGTTTGCCCTGCCTGTGATCTAGCCTAGACACAACCTGCTCGGTAAACCGTCCGGCGGGGCTACACATCCTAGGTTCTGGTCGTAGCTTTCCGAGCAGGCTTGACAAACAAGACCATCTGCGTATAGCCTAGAAACAACCGAATATCTAGGCGGTAAGCCGCCCAGTCTGTGCGATTCAGTCGCCCAAGCTGGGCGGCTTTTTGTTGTGCCAGAGGGGCCTTCGCAATGCCAGAAGCAGCGATAGCCGAAAAAGAAGAGACGGAAGATGTAGACCTCAGCTTCATCACTGAGGATGAGGACATCTTCGAGCGGGAGTTCAGCGCTGATGAGCGAGAACGGCTTGCCAAGGCGGGTAAAGCCATGTCTGGGGGCGGCTTCCCCATTCAGAGCCGCCTGGACCTCATGAACGCCATGCACGCCATCGGGCGGGCGAGTGACCCTGCTGCGGCTAAGGCCCACATCCGCAAGCGTGCAAAGGCTATGGGCATGAGCGCCGCGCTTGGTGACGCCTTCAAGGAGGATGAAGAGACGGTGCTCGCTGGCGTGACTGAGGCGGTCGAGATTGGAGAAGAGGCTGAGGGCATCGTCGATGTGACGATCATCAAGGCTGGTTGGTCCGAGAATGGCCGCTACTACAGCCCCGATGTGCTGCGCCAATCGATCAAGCTCTTTGAGGGAACCTCTGCGTTCATTGACCATCCCAGCCGCACGGAGCAGCGTGAGCGGCCCAATCGTTCCGTATCTGACTTGGCGGGTATCTTTGAGAATGTGCACCAAGCCCCGAATGGCGATCTCAAGGCGAAACTGCGGCTCATTGGCAAGGCCAAAGAGGAACTGCTGCCGTGGGTGCAGGAGGCCATCGCTGGCAAGGCGGACATCGGCATCAGCCTCCGCGCCGGCGGGCGCACCCGTGAGGGCATCGCTGATGGGCGAAAAGGCACCATCGTCGAAGGACTCACCGTCGTGCATTCGGCGGACATCGTGACGAAGCCGGCGGCCGGCGGGCGCTTCGAGCGACTCGTGGCTTCGGACTGGCTGGCCGATCTCCTCAAGGACGTTTCATTCGATGACTGGCGAAACTATCACCCTGAACACAAGGAGGTTCAGATGACGGACATCAATGAGCAGGTCGCCTCTGTGGTTCAGGAGGCCATCAAGCCGCTGGCCGAGCAATTGGAGGCGAGCAAAAGACGCGAGAGCGCTCGCGCCAAATTGGAGGCGTCGCCACTGCCCAAGGTGCTCTTCAGCGATCTGCTGGAGCAGGCGGCTTTGCTTGCCGAGGATGAGCAGGACGCCTTTGTGGAATGGCAGGTGGGGATGATCAAGAAGCTCAATCTGCGCCCAATTATCACCGGCGCTGGGCAGGGATCTTCAGCCGACGAGACCACCGTGACGGAAGCCTTCGGCACCAAGGTTCTCGGCATTCGTGGTGCGTTTGTCAAGCCAGGTGAGAGCGTTTGGGAATATCGTGACCGCATCCGTGGACAGACCGCCTAGTGTGAGACACGGCCACTAGGCTTACGGAGGAACAACAATGGCAGAAGTAAAGTATTTCCCACTCTCGCAGCCCGGGGTTCACGCCATCGTGGACATGAAGGCGACGACCAACACGGCCCATGTCGGCGACTTCCTCTTCTTCTCAGGCGGCACAGCGATCGCCGTCTCAGGAGCGAACACTGCACTGGGCTATATCGCCCATTCAGGCATCGGCATCGCGCTGGATCAATCGCCGAAATGGACCAATCAGGGAAGCGCTTACCATCTCACGGCGATGCCAGTGGGTGGGCCTAGCAACATCTACCGCGTGACGGGCCATTCGGCCTACACAGCAGGGACGTGGCTTCAACCTACTGACGGGGGCTCTGGTCAGGTGGGTCAGACAGGGCGCACAGGGAAGGCGGCGATCTGGTCCGCAGCGAATGCGCCGAACTTCATCACCGGCATGGGCAACGCAACCGCAGCTGTCTCGGCCTACCCGAACTCTGCTGTGGCGCGCGTGCTGCGGCGAGCCACGACAGGCGGCGCGGATGGCGTGAGCGCGCAACTCGATATCCAAATCGTCCCGAACCTCTTCGGGCTCTGGCAAACATAGGAGGGCCACATGGCTACGGCTCCAGCATATAACGGCGGGTTTGGACTCCAGCTCCTAGAGGGTCGTGGCCGCGCTCGCCTCTCGGACTGGTATGAGCAGTCAATGGCACAGCAGGTCGGGCATTTCCAAGAGGATGCCCTGACGACTTCGCAGATGTCGGTGCTGCTCCAGGACGGTCTGCGATCCATCATGTTCAGCTCATTCTCAGCTGAGCCATCGACCTGGGAACAGGTCGCTGCCCGTGAGACCTCAAACAAGGAACTTGAGACATGGGTCGAGTTGGGGCGGCTCGGCACACTGAGGACAGTGGGCGAGGGGGAGGCATACCCTCGTGTGCGCCCTGAACTCCTACCAGAGCGCCGTATCCGCAACTACAAGTATGGCGATATTCTGGCCATCACCGAGGAGATGCTGAAGTTCGACCGCACCGGCCTTATCCGGCAACTGGCGGAAGACCAGGGAGCGCGAGCGGCTCAGACAATCGAGGAGGCCGTCTATACGCCACTCTTCGCCACTGCGAACTACGTGAAGACCTCAGCCGACAACGATGTTGGCAACAACACCAACGCCACAACGCTGAGTGCTGCTGGCCTCGAGCTGGCTTTCTCGACCATTGCAACAATGAAGGACCCGCGCTCAGGGCGTTATCTCAACATCCGTCCTGATACGCTCATCGTCGGCCCACGCAGCGAATATGCGGCACGGCAGTTGCTCTTCAGCACACAGCTTCAGCGAACTGGGCCTGCGGTCTTCGAGACCGCGAACGTCGCCGCCAATGTCTACGGCACCGGCACGGATAACGTCTTCCGCGGCATGGTGCGAAACCTCATCGTCACGCCTCAGGTGGCCCGGGGTGGCAACGCCTACAACTGGGTGCTTGGCACTGCTCGGCGCGGCTTCGTCATGCAGGAGGTCGAGCCGCTGCAAATCCTCCAGGCAACGGGAGCGGACGCGAACAACGAGGAGTATCTGGCCTCCGATGTGTTTCGCTACCGTGTGCGTGTGTGGTTCGGCGTCGGCTTCACGGACGACCGATACTGGTATCTCAGTTCGAGCTCGACGGCGCCAACCGTAGCATAGGGCGGCCACATGGCCGAACGGGGCTTCCTCTTACTGAGCGCAACGGCCAGCGGCACAGGATTCGATGCCGCTGGCCAGCCCCTCATTGTCTCGGGATACGCCTACCGGAATGGCATGGTCTACTGGAGCGGCGTCGGCACTGGATCAGGAACGCTGTGGGGAAGCCCACATCCTAGTATGGGATGGTTCCCGATTAGCGCCTTCGCCTGGAATAACACCGTGTTTCGGAACAGCGCCATGCTCAGCGGCAACTACGGGCACCTCATGGCAACGCTGACCTTCACCGCCAATGCGACGGGGCAACTCTTCGCGCAGTGGAGTAACCGGTGAGCGATCGTGGATTCCTATTGCTCTCAGCCAGCGCCCTCGGAACAGCGCTGGGGGGTCAGGTTGTCTCTGGCTACGATAACAGCGTCGGGATGGTCCATTGGATTCATACGGCGGTCACCTCAAGCGCAAACTCTGCCAGTCTCGGCGGCACGCTCCACGCCAGTCCGCATCCTGGGATGGGCTGGTATCCCGTCACTGCCTGGGCGTTCACAGGGGCTGCCAACAGCGGCTCTGCGATTATCTCCGCCAACTATGGGTATCTGCAAGCAACCGTTGATTGGCTCAGCGGTATTGGCACTGGCAGGGTAAGCATGTTCGCGCAGTGGGCTGATCACTAGGAGGAAGAGATGAGCAGCTATTTTCCGTTGACACCACGCGACCCCAAGCTGGAGGACCTGCGCGAGGAGTTCGGCCTGCCTGAGGCACAGGTTACCGAGGGTTTCTTTGGCGTGAGGCTGTGGGACCGTCACCCTGATGAGCATGGGGCACGGCTCAAGGTAGAGCAATGGTTCCCCAATATCGTCACAACGACGGGCAAGAACATGCTCGCGGGCTACTTCACCGGCGGCGTGGCCGGCGGCTTCGCCATCAACCTTGGCATCGGCACCGGTTCGACACAGCCAGCCGTCGGCGATACCACGCTGACCACCGAGGTTGGAACACGCGTCTCAGCTGGGCGCGCCATCACTGCGAACACCGCCTACTACAGCGCCCTGTTCACTGCCACGAACCCTGCCACACAGCAGGTCGTTATCGAATACGCCAACTTCTCGCTGAATGCAGCGGGCCATATCTACGCCCATAGCACGGGAGCAGGCGGAATCACCAAAGAAACAACCGACACGTTGGAATTGCAATATAGGTTCTCGTTTCCCTGATTGATAACATACATTGTATCTGATATACTATGCCCATCTAAGATGGGAGGTATACCAAGATGCAGTGCAAGACATGTGGGAAGCCGCTTCGAGTTAGCAGATTCCCAGACCGGCAGCAAATCTATTGCAGTCGGGCTTGTTATCATAAGGACAAGCATCCATCGGAGCAGAAGATATGTCCGACATGTGGCAATTCATTCACAGTGGGCATCTCAGGAAAGCCACGGGACAATATATTCTGTTCGATAGCATGTGCGAGCAAAACAAGATATCGGAGAGGATATCAGGCGAATGAAATCAACCCAACGGATGGAGCCTATATCGCGGGCTTCCTGGATGGAGAAGGCTCTATCATGTTGATAGATGCTAATCACAAAACATCTCCGAACAGGGGGATTCGGCCTCGTGTCACAATCACCAACACCAACAAACCAGTTCTCGAATGGATTGCTGAGATTGCTGGCGTAGGGGCTATTTCGCGCAAAACGCGCTACGCTGCAAGGCATAAAGAGGGGTGGCAATTCTATTGCAACTCAGAATCGGCCGAGTCTTTCCTGCGCCAAATCCTGCCATACATGCGCGTAAAGGCTCGACAGGCTCAGCTAGCTATAGCCTTCCAAGAGCGGCTGCGCGATCCTGCGGCTCTTGCGGACCGCGATTGGCAAATTGAGTGGAAGGCGCAGATGGCCGCGCTCAATGCGGCGTAGCTGAGCGGGCGGTGAATCGCGGGCTGCTTGGGTTTCCCCCTGGGCAGCCTGCTTGTCATGTAGGAGCATGACGGCAGAGAACCGAGGGCCGAGGGCGGTTCGTGATGTGCAGTTCGTCGGCTTCGTCATGAACGAGGGCGACCCTAGCGGGGTCTGCCCATAAGGAGGTATCAGATGTTCCGAGCAACCCTCATAGCCATCCTCCTCTTCACAGCCGCGCCGCTTCTTGTGGCGGCTCAAACGCTCTGGTCGTTCTCAGGAAGCGTTTCGAGCAGCAAACCCGCGACGAACCAGCTTATCACTGAAGATACGACTACTCGACTGAGTATCCAACTCACGGCCCGCCAAGGCGGGAATAAGATTCTAGACATTTATGAGGCGCAGACGCAGGTCCTCATCGCTCACTATGTCCTGCCTGAGCAATGTACGGCTATAAAGGGCGGCAGCTTCAGCCTCGATGTTCAGCCATCGACGGCTTACGATTTTATTCTGAATATGGTGTCGGGTAAAACGCATTACGACTTCGATATTGCTGACATAACGGGACTTCCATAATATGGCAATTGTCGTTACATCTTTAGGTACCGCTCAAAATAAGGCAAGTGCCGACCCTTGGACAGCTTTTAGCTCAGTCACTTTGGCTAGTGGCGATTCAATTGTTGTTTGCTTAGCAGGGGATGGAACGGGCTGGCTAGTAGGACCACCAGCAATAACCTGGAACGGCCAAACCTTAGCACAAAATGTCCGAGCAGTTAACTTAGTCAACGATACAGTTGCACATAGCGCAATACATAGTCTCCATAATGTGGCGGGGGCTACTGGGGATGTGGTTATCGACTGGAATCCTATTCCTGTAGCAATGGCGGCGGCACTATACAAAGTTAGTGGTTTGGCTACGAGCGCAGCTTTTGACAAGTCTGCGTACAGCATAGGAACAAGCACGACACCAACATCAACACAGACAGCAACCCTCGCCCAGACAGATGAACTCCTTGTTGGCTGTATAGGCACTGAGGGGCCTAATGGCGACGCGGCAGGAACATGGGACACCGGCGCTAACCAGACTACTGACAACGGCCAGAGACTCGGCACAACAGGTGGTAACGCTCTCACCAATATCACGGTAGCAGCCGCCACCAAGATTGTCACCGCCACAACAGGCGGCATTGCCTCCAAGAACAGCATCGATAGCCGCGACTGGGCAGCATGCATCGCGACATTTAAGGCTGCTGCTGGCGGAGCCTATGTCACCGTGACGCTATCGGAGTCCATGACAGTGAGCGAAGCCGCTGGTCGCACACCGACACGGGTGCTCACGGAATCCGAGACGGTGAATGAAGCACTACGGCGCGCTATCACAAAAGTCGTCGCCGAATCCGAGACACCGGCTGAGGCTGTGGTGCGCATCGTCTCACACGTCATGCTGGAAAGCCTCACACCCGCCGAGGCGCTGGTCGCCTTCAAGTGGTTGCAGGCGCAGATGGCTGAGAGCCTTACCGTCAACGAGGCGCTGGTCAAGATCGTGACCAAGATCGTGCCAACGGAGAGCATGGCCGTGGACGAAGCCATGACGAAGTTCATCCAGAAGGCTATCTCAGAGCCCATGACGGTGAATGAGACGGCACTGCGCGCCTACACGAAGGTGCTCACCGAGAGCATGACGGTGCAAGACTCCATCGCCACCGCCTTTATCAAGTATGTCTTCATCGACGAGAGCATGGCGGTCTCGGATACCGTCCTGCGTGTCATCACCAAGGTGCTCAGTGAGTCCGAAACGGTTACAGAGGCCGTCATCCGCGCTTACACAAAGCTCTTAGCAGAGAGCATGACGGTAGACGCATCGGTGATCCGTGCCGTCACGCATATCATCCCCGAGTCCATGACGGTGCAAGAAAGCGTCATCACGGCCATTCTGAAGATCGCCACGTTCTCTGAGTCAGTCACGGTTCAAGAGAGCGTTCTACGGAGCGTCACGCATATCATCGCCGAGGACGAGACGGTGGCCGAGAGCGTGGTGCGCAGTGTGCTACATATCGCTTCTGAGAGCATGACGGTGCAAGAAGCCATCACGACGGTCCTCCTCAAGATAGCGACCTTTGACGAACCCACAACGGTGCAAGATGTGCTCATTCGCGCTGTCACGAAGGTCGTTTCTGAGGACGTATCCCTTGCCGAGGCTGCGCTGCGCATCACGACGAAGGTAGTCGCTGAGGCGATGACTGTTCAAGACGCCTTCACGGCGACTTTGTTCGCCGAGTTGCTGGCGACGCTCTCAGAGTCGATGACGGTGCAAGAGACGACAATCCGCGCCGTGACGCATGTCGTCCCTGAGCCGATGACAGTCGAGGACCGCCTAGCGTTGACGTTTACAAAGACGATGGTTGAGCTTATGGCGGTGGAAGAGGCAGCCGCTTGGACGCTCACGAAGATATTGGGTGAGCCGATGACGGTCCAGGACAGCCTTGTTCGTAGCTATGCAAAGTTGCTGATCGAGAGCGAGACGGTGGCCGAGGCGCTTCAGCGCACTGTGACCCACGTCGTGAGCGAGTCCATGACGATTCAAGAGGCCATTTCAGCCTTCTTGACAGGCGGACAGGTATTCGTTGAGACATTGGTCGAGATGCTCACTGTTCAAGAGGTCGCCGCCTGGACGCTGACAAAAATCCTTGGCGAACCGATGACGGTCGCCGATGCTCTGATCCGCATCCCCACGCATATCGTGAGCGAATCCATGACGGTGCTGGACGCGCTCGCTGTGAGACTTCATGGCCGCCCCGGGCTACCTATGGGCGTCGTGGCTGGACGCACGCTATCGCCCCGTGAGATGCTTCCAGGCGGAAGGCTAATCGATCGAGGCAGCTAATTGGCTACACGTTTCTATTTAGGCGGTGCCGCTGAGACAACGCCTATTTCACCAACGCCTGACTCGGCCTGGGAGGATACGACCATCCTAGCGCGGGCACGGGCGCGTACGACGCCATCCGGTCGTGCTATGACGACCGTCTCATTCGCCGACAATAATGCCGCGAACCGAGATGTGCTCTTTATGCAGTTCGTCTCGCATCCGCTGGCGGGTAGTCAGACCATCACCGGCTCGCAGGCGCTGAAGGCCCAGGCACTCTGTAAGCAGAGAGCCACCACCAATAATATGCTCCTTTCGCTCGGCATCCGCGTCATCGCAGCGAATGGAACGACGGTCCAGAAGACGGTGCTTAGCGTTACGCGGGACGGGGCCGCAGCGGACGCTACAGCCCTCACCAACCGCCAATTCACGGCGACCTCAGCGGTGACCAACTATACGACTGTAGCGGGGGACTACATCGTCATCGAGATAGGGATGTCCGGCGATCCTAATGTTGGCAACGACCATGACTCCGATATACGTCTCGGCGATGCGGCAGCATCAGACCTGCCGGAGGACGACACCGATACCAGCGACTTGCGACCCTGGGTGGAGTTGGTCGATACGCTGACGTTCACAGGCGAGACAAGCACCGTCACCGTCGCTGAAGCGATGACTATCAGCGACGCGATGGGTAAGACCCCTGTGCATGTGGTCGCTGAGTCAGAGACGATCGCCGAGGCCATAATCCGCATCATGACGAAGATGCTGGCCGAGACGATGACGGTCTCTGACGCCTTCACAGCGGAACTCCTGGCGGGCGCACTGCTGGAGACAATAGCTGAACAGATGACGATCAATGAAGCCTTGGTTCGCGCTGTGACGAAGGTTATGGCCGAGAGTGAGACGGTCGAAGAGGCGCTAAACCGCATCGTGAGCAAGATCATCACGGAGCCTGTGAGCCTGAGCGATGCGACAGCGTTGGCTTACACGAAGGTCGTCGCTGAGCCCGTGACGCCAAGCGAGAGCATCATGATGATAGTTACCAAGGTGCTCAGCGAGTCCATGACAGTCACCGAGGCGATTACGACGGCGCTCCTATGGCAGCAGATCATCGCTGAGGCGATCACGCTGGCCGAAGCCAAGTTGTTGACAATGACGCACATCGTGAGCGAGTCAATGGCGGTCGTCGAGACAGTTTCGGCGGCCTTCCCAACGAACCCCTATGGCTTGCGTCTCCAGCCGCTCTCACGTCTCGTTGGCGTCTAGGCTTGACAGCGGCGGTGCCTATGCCGTAGTAGTATAAGGCGACATGGCACTGCTCCTGCGGGATGCTGAAGAGGACGATAGGCGATTTCGCCACGGTGCCTATTTTGATGGGCATGTGACGCTCTGTGGCCTCTATGTTGCCGATCCTGATCTTTGTTATGCGGTAGGTTTGTTGGAAACGGCAAGAGCGCCAATGAATTGTTCTCGTTGCCGTGCTAAGATTGCAGGAACATAAATGGCCCTATCGAACCTTGTCCGTCTTCGCCTCAATGTGCGCGACCCGTATCGTGAGTTCCAGGAGAGCCAACTGGGAAATGGCTCAGCACTGCATTTTCGTCTCTCCTCTTATCCCGTCAATGCTGCCTCTGAACAGGTCTACGTCGGCGGCGTCTTGCAGAGCGACCCCGCCGACTACAGCCTCGACGATGACACCGGCAAGCTGACCTTCGTCTCCGCTCCTGGCAACGGCACGGAGATTTTTGTGCGAGGAGAGGCCAGCGTCTTCTCCGACACGGAACTGAACGATGTGATCTTGCAACAGGGCAATGTGCTCAGCGCCACGCTCCATGTTTTACGCTTGCTTATGGCAGACCATGCGCTGCGGGAGAAGTGGCGTGCCGGCGAACTTGAGGCTGATCCTAGCGTCATCTCGCGCAATCTCAAGGACCTCTATGATCTTTGGCTCAAGGATGCACAGGCGGCGGCGATTGACAGCGGTGGCGTTGAGGAGTGGGCGGTGGAGCAGCAATTCTACCGATGAATATCGCCCGCGTCCGTAACATCGAGCGTGGTCTTGACTCCGTCTTCCGTGAAGCGGGGCAGAACGTGACGTGGTTCAAGTACAGCGGCACGGCGGCTGGTCTGCCTGAGTTTGGCCTTGGCTACAGCACAACCTATTACACGGCTTACGTCCAAGCCATCCTAGACCGTGGGCGCCCAATGGAGTTGCCAACGCCAGGGGGCGCAAGTGAGCAAGGGATGCTGAACCTACTTGTGCGCGAACCTGTGGGCAAGGACGATATGATGGAGTTGGCGACCATCCGTTACCGCGCCGAGGGTTCGCCTACGCCCATATTCCTGGGAGCGACGCAGTTCTATCGCGTGCCGGTGCGGAGGAGCGAGTGAGCAAATGGAAGAGCAGATAGCAGCAATTCTAGACCTGTTGACCCAGCGCTTTGGTGGGCTTGCCACGGAGGTGTGGAGTATCTACGTCCGACAGAAGCTCATTGAGGGGGTGCTAGGCACGGTCAGCGGAGCGGGGATGCTTCTATCAGTACCCCTCTTCGTATGGCTAACTGTGAGGTATGGGAAGAAGGCAGACAAGGCGGGTCGGGATGAGGGTCGGGATGATTCGGGAGAGGTAATCTTGTGTATCGCGTTTGGGGCTGTT